GCATTTCCAACAGTAAAAGCAGGCACAACTCATGTAGACGCAGGCACTGATCGTCCAAGTGACGCCAGAGCAGATATCAAACAAAACATTGAAAATGTCAACGCAATTATCGATGATGGTCCGTATCCAAATACAACAGCATTTGAAATTGACAACAATCAATTATTCACACAGTCGACGGCCACATATTTTGCCGATACAATTATTAATCACGATGCCGCAAGCCTAATCACAGAAGTAGGCAGTGATGGAACAATTACAGTGCCAACTGGTCATTACATACTTCATTATTGTGGAGATTTTGTAGGTGGTGGTAGTAGTGTTCCAGACTGGACTTTGTCTATGTTTGAAAAAAACTTTACAATAAAACAAAGTGAAGTGACAGCAGAAACAAGATATTTAGATCTTACCTCAGCACCTAACAACACAACGCATATTCAACTTTCTGGCCGAAGCAACAGTGCCAGTCAGAATATACGGTTTAAAGTAGAGGTTTTCCTAACAAAAATAGGATAACCGATAAATATAACTGTTCGAACAAACAGACACAAACCCTTATAAGGAGACAAAACAATGTCAGCAACAAACTATCTTGAACTAGAAATTCTAGATCATGTCCTGGGCAAAGGCACCAGAGATTTTACATCACCAACAACATTGGCAGTTGGCCTATTCACAGCAGTAACTGATGGTGAAGCAGGAACTGTTACAGAAGTATCAGGCAATGGTTATGCCAGAACAGCAGTAACATTCAACACAGCCGCAAGTGGATCCGCAACAAACGACGGTGACATCACATTTGGTGCGGCAAATGGTGGATCATTTGGAACCATTACACATGTTGGCGTATTTGATGCCACAACAGGTGGCAACCTTCTGTTCTACGGAGCATTGAGTGCCAGCAAACAAGTGGATGATGGAGACATTTTTCAAATTTCGGATACGAACCTCAGTATTTCCTTAGACTAATAGGGAGGGACATTCAGTGTGGCTGATTCTCTCTATTATGAAAATGGATATGCCGATGTAGGTTATGTCCAACGGGTCATAGACGCCGGCTTCATTGGTGGCGAATATGTCGTTGAGGATTATGTAACCGACGGATATTTCTTACAAGAATTATCGGCGGAGAGTTCTACCACTGTCTCAGCAGAATTAATCAAAATTGGTTCTGCGACTATTTCAGTATCCTTTACACAAGCCAACACAGATGGCGAAGTTCTCGTTGTTGATAATCCTGGTGACATCAGTGTTGCCTTTACAGTCGCAGACACAACACCTACAGTCACTAGGACCGACAGTGCGAGCATAAGCAGTTCATTCACCACAACAGCAACGGCACAAAACACAGTGCCAGCAAGTGCCACAATATCTGCTTCATTTACCACAACACCTACAGCAATCAAAAAAGTTGATGCCAGTTCAACTATCAGTGCTTCGTTTACAACACAAGCCGCAGGTGATCCATATGACCTTGCGATAGCATCCATATCAAGTAGTTTTACAACCACTGCCACAGGCACAAAAATAATTCAACCTGTGAGATATTTCACTTGGGATGAACAAGATGAACATTGGCACGCATGGCGTGGTAGATTCTGGGATCCAGCCCTATTTGACATACCGTTTGATTTTACAGTAATAGCAGACACAGCCACCGTTGTAATTGGTGACGCCTCGATCAGTGCCAGTTTCACAACCAGTGCTGATGCGACTAGATTCAGAGGCACAACCAAAGACATTAGTGCTTCTGTAACAACAACAGCAGACGCCATTGTTCAAAGAGAAGGTGTCAGTTCAATTGACACAGATTTCACTGTAACAACTGATCCTACTCTACAAGCAGAAGGTGTCAGCAGTATTAGTTCAGACTTTACTGTAACACCAATTGGTGGTGTGTTTATTGGCGGTAGTGCTTCGATCAGTGCCGCATTTACAACAACAGCAACTGGTCAACATCTAGACGAAGGCAGTGTATCACTGAGTTCAAGTTTCACAACCACTGTCTCAGCAGTAAAGATTAGAACAGGTTCAAGCAGTATATCAACAACCTCTAGTGTAACATTTGATGCCGTTAGAATAGCAGGTGGCACAAGCAACATCAGTTCAAGTTTCACAGTGCCAAACACAGCCGCACAACTAACACTCGCAGGCGTGTCAAACATAGCACCAGCATTCACTGTCACAGCATTGAGCACAGACATCTTGTTGGTCACAGAAGATATTGCCAGTGCCTTTACAGTTTCAGCAATAGCAGGCACAACAGTATCTGCGGTGTCATCTATCAGCAACAGTTTCAGTTTGGTGATCAGTGCTGGCCTAGAAGGCGAAACACCTATCTACAGAATATTTGATGTTCCAGCAGAAACAAGATCGGCGAATATACTGCCAGAATCAAGGATTTTCGCCCTAGATTCTGAAAGCCGAATAAATACAGTAGTCCAAGAAACCAGGGGATTCACAGTTGAGAGTGAGACTCGATCCCTGTCGATAAAAGGGAGAGATACATAATGGCCACATTAACAGGATTCTACAAAGACAATGATGGAGCCGTAATCAACAAAGATTCAGAGGCTCAATTGTCATATCAACTGAACTGGACCAATTGGTTGCCAGATTCAGATTTGGTAACATCTAGTTCATGGTCTGTCGAAAGTATAACTGGAGACGCAGACCCACTAACAGTAACAGGCAACTCATTTACAAACACAAGCACAACAGTCACAGTAACAGGCGGAACAACAGGCAACATCTATAAGGTCTACAACACAATAGGCACTGACCAATCAAACACGGACCGAAGACATTTTCGTATCAAGGTCCAAGAACGATCATTATAGGAGAAACCATGGATTTCGAACACGAACCACCAAAAAATAAACGACCAACAAAAGTGGCGGATGTCGACCGTGAGTTGGTATGGCGTTTGGCTTGCCTACAAGCAACCTACAGAGAAATTGGTGATGTTGTTGGCCTAAGCCACACAGCCATTGCCAATAACTTCGGCGACCTAATTGAGAAAGGTAGAAGTGTAGGTAAGAAAAGTCTACGCAGAGCCCAATTCTCCAAAGCATTAGATGGAGACACAAGAATGTTGATCCACCTAGGCAAAAACTATCTGGGTCAGAAAGACAATGTAGAAGGCACTGACGAGAATCAGCCTTTACCTTGGGAAGATTAAGATGGCAACATATAATTTAGAAAACGCAAGAGCAAGTGTCCAAGCACCCTTTGGCATACATCTAGGCAGAGGTGATTACTCGCACCTCAGTGGCATTCATAAATTTGGTTTCAACGCAGACATTGATAACACTTTTGAAGTTATTTGGGAACAAGGCGGAAGTCTTACACTGCCAAGCACAGCCGCAGTAGCCAGCATCAATTCAGCAAGTTCAAACAGTGGTGTGGTTATTACTGTTCAAGGTTTAGATGAGAATTATGCTGAAGCAACAGACACAATTACACTAGACGGCAGTGGTGATGGTAGCACCACACAAACATTTATTAGATTGAACAGAGCATTTGTTTCAGGTTCAACTGGTTTGAGTGCTGATGCTGACATTACTATTGGAGGCAACACAGTGGCACATCTTGATTCCGACCACAACCAAACACTCCAATTGATTTACACAGTGCCTGCTGGCACAAGAGCACACTTAGTTCAATTGAGTGCTGGTGTAAGTGAAAAAGAAAAGAATGTTGAGTTGAGAGTAAGAATCACAGAAAATGGCCAAGCCACAAGAACCAGAGATTTAATTGCGTTTCAAACCAACACAATGGAGAAGCATTACATAGTGCCAATCCTTGTTAATGAAAAAGCAGACATCGTCATTGATGCCAAATGTGCCGGCAATGCCAGCATTAGTGGATCATTTGATTTGGTAGTGGAGAGTTTATAGTGGCTCTAAGTGGACCTCAACAAACTGTCGCAGACGATACCAGCAGAATGAGAGTGCTGATTACAGGTCGTCGATTTGGCAAAACGCATCTTTGTATCAGAGAGATGTGTCGCCATGCCGCACAGAATCCAGGTTCACAAATCAACTATATTTCACCATCCTACCGTATGTCAAAAAATATTGTTTGGATCCAGTTGGTGAATAAACTTACAGAATTAAAATGGATCAAAAAGAAAAATGAAGCAGAACTTCAAATCGTTCTCAAGAACAACAGTGTTATCACTCTAAAAGGTGCTGACAACTTTGACAGTCTTCGTGGCGTGGGGCTTGACTTTGTGGTGTTAGATGAGTTCCAGGATATTGCTCCGCAGGCATGGTCAGAGGTTGTTAGACCATCACTGTCAGATAGACAAGGCAAAGCATTATTCTGTGGCACACCCAAAGGCGTAGGCAGTTGGAGCCACAAACTATACACACAGGCAGTCCACGAACCAAATTGGAATGCTTGGCAGTTTACAACGATAGAAGGCGGTCGTGTTCCTCAAGAAGAAATTGATGCCGCAAGAAGGGACCTAGATGACAAAACATTCGCACAAGAATATTTGGCAACATTCAACACATACAGTGGAGTGGTTGCTTACAACTTTGACTATAAGGCTTCGGTTAGACCTTGTGAAAATCCAATCACAAGTGTAATCCATGTTGGTCAGGATTTTAACTTATCTCCGATGAGTTCTACAATCGCACAAATGACAAACCAAGGCATCCATGTATTTGACGAAATCAAATTGATGAGTTCAAACACAGACGAAGTGGTTAAAGAATTAAAAGACAGGTATCCAAATAGTAAAATTATTGTATACCCTGATCCTGCCTCCAGACAAAAGAAAACAAGTGCTGGTGGTAGAACAGATATGTCAATATTAGAAAACGCAGGTTTCGAGGTGAGGGCACGAAAATATCACACGCCGATCAGAGACAGAGTAAACAGCCTAAACGCATTGTTGAAAAATGCCAAAGGCGAAAGAAAATTGTTTATTGATCCGAAATGTAAAAACACAATAGACAGCCTTCAAAGACTCACTTACAAAGAAGGCACAAATCAAATAGACAAAGACAATGGACTTGATCATTTCTTTGACAGCATAGCATACATGGTTGATTATCTATTCCCAATCAAGAAAGATTATGTTGAAGATGAAGTTGAGCAGTGGACATTTGGAACAAGGAAAAGGTGGTAAATTATGTCATATAATCAAACTATGTTGAATGCCCATCCTCAATGGAAATTACACATCGAAAGGTGGAACTTCCTAATTGACTCATACCAAGGTGGCTTTCAATACAAGAAGGGTGAATACCTTTCAGCATATATGTATGAGAACAGAGAACAATACGAAGGCAGACTAGACAATGCTCCTTTGGACAACCATGTAAAGTCAATCACAGATATCTACAATAGTTTCTTGTTTAGACAACCACCACAAAGAAAATATGGTAGCCTTGAGAATGATCCAAGCATTGATGCTTTCTTTGCTGATGCTGATTTAGATGGTAGAACATTTGAAGCAGTGATGAGAGATGTCAGCACATATTCTACAATCTATGGCAATGTTTGGGTAATCATTGACAAGCCACCAACACAGGCATTTACCAGAGCAGAAGAACTTGAGCAAGGCCTGAGACCTTACATGAGTGTCTACACACCAGAAAATGTTATTGATTGGAATTACAAAAGATCACCAAGTGGTGCTTATTACCTAGACTATCTAAAAGTATACGAAGGTGGCACTGACACATCAGACACTTTCAGAAAATACACAAGAGACACCATTACAGTTTACACAATTGACAAGGGCAATGACGAAACAACCATTATGGAAGAATATCCAAACCCATTAGGTATTGTTCCGGCGGTTTGTGTTTACAGTCAAAGGTCACCTATCAAAGGCATTGGTATTTCAGATGTAGGAGATGTAGCAGATGTTCAAAGAGGCATTTACAATGACCTCAATGAAATGTATCAACTGATTACATTGACTAACCATCCTACATTGGTTAAGACTGGTCAAACCAAAGCATCAGCAGGAGCAGGATCTATCGTTCAAATGCCAGACGATTTGAGTGGTGATCTAAAACCTTTCTTGTTAGAGCCAAGTGGAGCAGGAATTGATGGGCTTATCAATTCAATCAATCTAAAAATTCAAATGGTTGATAGAATGTCGCACATGGGAGGCATTAGAAGCATCGAGAGTCGTAGACTTTCAGGTGTAGCATTGGCAACTGAATTTCAATTGTTGAATGCGAAATTAGCAGAAAAGGCAGACAACCTTGAACACGCAGAAGAGCAGATTTGGCGAATCTATAGTATGTGGCAAGGCACTGTATGGGACGGAGAAGTTAAGTATCCGGACAGTTTCAACATCCAAGACAAGTTCAATGACATGACTATGTTGAAAACTGCCAAAGACGCAAAAGTAGAAGGCAAAGTAATCAACAGAGTTATCGAAGAAAAAATGTTAAGGCTGTTGAGTGAATCAGACGAAGAATATGAGGGCTATATTACAGAGATGGAACAACCACAAGCACCAGCATTGGATGCCATGGTTCATACACCTGTTACATCAGTAGATGATATGGTTACTCATTTAAGAGAAATGATTGAAGTAGGGTATACTGATGAACAGATCAAACAACTCCATCCAGAGTTAGGAGAACTGTTCGATGAAGGAACCTGATATTGATGTCCTTATAGAGGAATTTTCTTATTGCGTCCAACCAACACAGTTACACAAAGAGTTGATGGAAGAGATAAAACTATACGCAATAGAAAATGAGAAGTTTATGAAGAGATGGAATGCTTCAGCAGGTAAAAGAGCAAGAAAGCACCTACTGAATATATTTCATATGGTAAGGCAAAGACGAGCAGAAATTGCTGATACCATTTATAGAGAGAAAGCAGAGGGAGAAGAATAATGCCAGGTAAGAAATCAGGTATGAGAGGCGGTCGTAAATCCGGCTCAAGAGGCGGCAAAAAGAAGAAAACCAAAAGCCGTCGAAAATAACCTTTTTAGGTGTCTATATGCCTAATTGGCATAAATACTGATACAAAAAGTTTACTCGATAAGAGGGATTGGGAGACTTCTACCAAAACAGGAGGACTAAATGACTGAAGATAATATTCAGGAAACGCAAGAACAGGCAACTGGACAGCCTACAGTAGCACAGGATCAAGTTACTGAAAGCCAGGAAGAAAATAAACTGTTTTCACAGGAAGACCTAGATAAGATTGTGAAGGATCGTCTTGATCGTGAGAGAAAGAAGATTACAAAACAGTTTGAAGGTGTTGATGTTCAAAAGTATCGTGAAATGATCGATGCTGAAGAACAAGCAAACCAAGAGCAACTAAAGGCTCGTGGAGAATTTGAAAAAGTTCTTACCGAAACGGTTGCGAAAAAGGATAGTGCTATTCAACAACTTCAAAACGAATTGAGCACAATTAAGGTCGACGGAGCATTGTTGAATGCGGCCAGTTCAATGAAGGCAATCAACCCACAACAGGTTGTAAGCCTACTGAAAAATCAAATCCGACTTGGTGTTGGAGGAGATGTTGAAGTAACTGACGCAGATGGCAACATCCGTTACACAGAGGCAGGAACAGCCATGGGTGTAAATGATTTGGTGGGTGAGTTTCTAAAAGCAAACACACATTTCATTGCCGCAGGACCAAGTGGTTCAGGCACACAGTCAAATGTTTCTGATCAAAGTGGCAGAACACCTGGAGCAGTTGATATTTCATCCTTGAATATGAATGACTCTAAAGACAGAGAAGCTTATAGACAACACATGAGATCCAAAGGTATTAGAGTATAAACTTTGATGCCAATGCCAAAAAAAGGAGACAATAATGGCTAACACAACTTCAACATCTTTGGCGGGCCTATTTAGTGATGTCCAGCAGGCGGCTATCTTTACCATGCAAGAAAGAGGCTTCATGCGTCCACTAGTCCGTAACTTTAACCTGGTAGGACAGCCAGGCAAGCAGGCTAAAGTAGGTATCTATCCTACAGTAGCAACTTCATCTGTAACATCAGGTGAAAACTCAGACGCATCAGCAACAACTATCACAGCAACAACTAAGTCATTCAATGCTGACGAAGTGGCTGTAATGGCAACTCTTACTGACACAGCAAGAGACAGTGCTGATGACGATACAGCCGCATCTATCGGTCGTATCCTTGGTGAGACACTGGCTCGTAAAGTAGACAGTGATATTGCTGACCTGTTCAGTGGTTTCTCAACAGAAGTAGGTGGTGGAGCAACTCCGCCAGAACTAACAGCAGACCTAATTCTACAGGCTGTGGCTTCACTAAGAGCCAACAGTGTAGTAGGTCCATATGTTGGTATTTTCCATCCAAACCAAATGTATAACCTAAAGAAGACACTAACTGACGCAGGTTATGCTAACGGTGGTGGACAGGCTATCAGTGAAATTGGTAACCAGGCACTAAGAGAAGGTTTCGTAGGTCGTCTATACGGCGTAGACCTTTATGAGTCAGCAGAAGTAACTGGTGATTCTTCAGGTGCTTACTCAGGTGCGATCATGCACGAGAATGCGATTGCTTATGCCCTTAAAAAGGACCTAACAATTGAAACTCAAAGAGACGCAAGCCTAAGAGCAACAGAAATCGTTGCTTCAATGACATACGCAGTAGGTGAATTACAAGACCTACACGGCGTAAGAGTCTT